AGCAAGTCCAAGTTCGATGTTATAGATATAGCTAAGGAGTATGACCTCAACTTTAATAGAGGCAACATCCTAAAGTATATCTGCAGGGCAGGGAAGAAGGACAATGAGATTGAGGACTTAACAAAGGCTCAGGAGTATTTAGAGAGGGAGTTAATATATTTAAAAACAGGTATAGTAAATGAGTAAGAAAACAGTAGAGAGACCAGTTAAGTGGGGAGAGATTGGAAACATAGTGTATTCCAGAACCTACTCAAGAGAGAAGTCAGACGGAAATAAGGAGAACTTTTCAGAGACCGTAGAGCGTGAGCTTTATGGCATAGATAAGCAGCTTAACCTAAAGCTTAATGATAGTGAGGTGGATTTCTACCGTGACATGAGGCACAATATGAAGGGCTCTGTTGCAGGTAGGTTTATGTGGCAGTTAGGTACAAAGACAGTAGACCAGTTAGGGTTACCGTCACTACAGAACTGTGCATTCGTAGTTATTGATGAGCCTATCAGTCCATTTACGTGGGCTATGGATATGCTTATGCTAGGTTCTGGTGTAGGGTTCTCTATAAAGAGGGAGCACGTATACAAGCTACCTAAGCTACAGAGAAAGAAGGTTAAGATTAAGAAGATGGATGACAAGCAGGCTGACTACATAGTGCCAGACACTAGAGAGGGTTGGGTAAAGCTGCTAGGTAAGGTCTTGAAGTCTTACTTCTACTCAGGTAAGGGGTTTACTTATAGCACCCAATTAATTAGGGGCTACGGTGAGCCTATTAAAGGCTTTGGTGGTGTAGCGTCAGGGGCTGCCATACTGGTAGAGGGTCTGAATGATATAATAGGTATACTAGACGGCAGGAGAGGTAAGCAGTTAAGACCTATCGACTGCCTAGACATCATGAACATTATAGGTAGCATTGTTGTAGCAGGTAACATAAGACGTTCAGCACAGATTGCTATCGGTGACTATGATGACCTAGAGTACTTGAAGGCTAAGCGATGGGACTTAGGTTCTGTACCTAACTGGAGGGCTATGTCTAACAACTCAGTTGACTGTCCAGATGCTAAGCTACTGACTCAGGAGTTCTGGGACACTTACGAGCAAGGAGAGCCTTACGGCTTAGTTAACATCGCCTTATCTAAGAAGATGGGTAGGCTTGGTGAGACTGAGTATCCAGACCCAGAGGTTGAGGGATATAACCCATGTGCAGAACAGGGTTTAGCAGACAGGGAGACCTGCTGCCTAGCTGAGGTTTACTTACCTAATATAGAATCTTACGAGGAGCTTAAGAAGGTGGTAACAATGTTGTACAGAGTTGCTAAACATTCGTTAGCACTTAAGTGTCACCAGAAGACTACAGAGGAGATAGTCCACAAGAATATGAGGATGGGTATAGGTATCACAGGAGTGATGATGTGCACTAAGGAGCAGTTAAGTTGGTTAAGTGACTGCTACACATACCTGAGAGCCTATGACAAGGAGTACTCTAAGGCTATGGGCTTTCCAGAGTCTATTAAGCTTACAACAGTTAAGCCAAGTGGTACACTATCATTATTAGCAGGTGTCACGGCAGGTGTTCATCCCGCTACGGCAGGTAGGTACTACATCAGGAGGATTAGAATGGCGTCAGAGTCACCGCTTATAGAGGTGTGTAAGTCGCACGGATACCACGTAGAGTTTCAAGAGAACTTTGATGGCAGCTTAGATAAGAAGATATGTGTTGTAGAGTTTCCTTGTAGCTACCCAGAGGGTGTGGCTTCAGCTAATGATATAACAGTGTTCGAGCAGCTTGAGACTGTTAAGTTTATGCAGGAGAACTGGTCGGATAACTCAGTGTCTGTTACAGCATACTATACTAGGGAGGAGCTACCAGAGATTAAGGCTTACCTAGAGGAGAACTTCAAGGATAACTTTAAGTCACTTAGCTTCCTACTAAAGATGGGAGCGTCAGGCTTTAAGCAGCTTCCTTACGAGGATATTAGTAAAGAACAGTTTGAATACCTATCTAGCTTAACTAAGCCTATCGTCTCGGTAGAGATTAACGAGGACGACTTGGAAGACCTTGGAGCTTGCGGATTAGGTGGATGCCCAATTAAATAACTTTAACTTAAAATTAAGAACATGAAAGACAGTAAAGAGATTACAGTAGTAGACCCAGAGGTTGTAACACCAAAGCCTACATCAGGTCAGATACCTAAGAACATCCCATACACTAAGATTTTTAATAGTGAGGGGGACTTGGTTAACCCTATAACAAAGGCTAACCCGTACCTAAACAACTTCATGAACCGAAAGGACAGGAGGTCTATGTTTAAAAGATTTAGAGCGTTGAACCTTAATAGAGCTAGAATATAATGAGCAAGGATATAAACTTCTCGCAGGAGGCTCGGAAAGGTCTTATGCGGGGCATAAATGTAGTAGCAGACTCAGTGGCTTGTACTATGGGAGCTATGGGTAGAAATGTAGTTATAGAGAAGCCTGCACCTGCACTTCCTCACGTAACTAAGGATGGTTACTCTGTAGCCAAGGAGGTGTGGTTGGATGACCGCCTAGCTAATATGGGAGCTCAGATGATTAAAGGGGTCTCAGCTAAGACTGTTAAGGACACTGGAGATGGTACAACAACCGCTACAGTGCTAGCACAGAAGATGATTGCAGAAGGCATGGCGTACCTAGACAAGGGCTCTAACCCAGTTGACTTAAAGAGGGGCATAGACGAAGCTGTAGCCTTAGTGGTTAAGGAGCTAGCGTTGATGTCTAAACCTGTTAACGGTACAGAGCAGACCAGACAGGTCGCTACTATATCAGCCAATGGAGATGCTGAGATAGGTAACATAGTTGAGGACGCTATCAGCAAGGTAACCAAGGAGGGTACTATTACTGTTGAGGAGTCTAAGAGTGTTGACACCTATGTAGATGTGGTTGAGGGGTTGAAGTTCTCTAGAGGGTTCACCTCATCAGGCTTCATCAACAACGAGGCTAAGAGTACTGTAGAGTTAGATGACCCTTTGATACTACTAACTACAGCTAAGATAGAGGCTGTTACTGACATCATAAAGGTACTGGAGTGTATCCCTGAGAGTAAGCCTATATTTATAATAGCAGGTGACCTATCAGGTGAGTCTGTAGCTACACTGGTAATCAATAAGATTAGAGGTGGATGGAAGGTTGCAGCTATCAAAGCACCGTTCCTAGGAGAGAAGAGGAACTATACTATGGAAGACCTAGCGATTATCACTGGTGGTACTGTAGTGTCTGAGGCAGCAGGGCTTACCTTTGAAGAGTTTACCTTTAATATGTTCGGAGGCTGTGATAGGGTTGTTGTAGATAAGGATGACACTATCATTATTGGTGGTCACGGACGTGCTGCAGACATAGAGGAGCTTAAGGCTAACCTAAGGTCTAACATTGAGACCTCAAACAGTCCATACGAGATAGAGGAGATTAAGCAGAGGTTGGCTTTAATATCAGGTGGTGTAGCGGTACTGTATGTAGGTGCTAACTCTGAGATTGAGATGAAGGAGAAGAAGGACAGGATTGATGACGCACTGGGAGCTACTAGAGCAGCCTTAGAGGAAGGAATTGTCTCTGGAGGTGGTATAGCATTATTAAATGTTATAGGGGCTTTAGGGTCACTAGAGTCACTTACTGTGGATATTAAAAATGGTTACCAGATAGTAATAGACGCCTTACTTAAACCCTTAACAGTAATCCTACAGAATGCAGGTCTAGATGTTGATGACATCTTAGATGGTATTGGTAAGCTAGATAAAGGCTACGGGTATGATGTTAAGAAGGGTGAGTATTGTGATATGATTCATGCGGGTATAATTGACCCTACAAAGGTTACTAGGGTGGCGTTAGAGAACGCTGCGTCAGTAGCCTCACTGGTACTGATGACTGAGTGTACTATAGTTGCACTAGATAAGTAGTTATAATTAAATTTAATAGAATGGATAAAGATAAAAAGATTTGCGTGTTCGATATTGAAGGTGATAGCCTCAGTCCAACTAAAATCTGGGTTATGTCTGCAGCCATATTCTCTAAGGGTGGGTGGAGATTAAAGTCCACCACCGACTACGACGAGATGAGAGCGTTCTTCCTTGGCTGTGATACCTTAATAGGTCACAACATCATGCTATGGGATATACCACACATTGAAAGGATTCTAGACATCAAGATAAAGGCTAAGGTTATTGACACCTTAGCTCTGTCTTGGTACTTAGAGCCCTATAGAAATAGACACGGTCTAGCCGAGTACGGTGAAGACTTTGGTATACCTAAGCCTAAGATTGATAACTGGGAGGACTTAAGCGTCGAGGAATACACACATAGGTGTGAGGAGGATGTCAAGATAAACTGTAAGCTTATAGATAAGCAGTGGAGGAACTTGAACAACCTGTATGATGGGAATAAAGATGACATCAACAGGCTAGTAAAGTATCTAATGTTTAAGATGGAGTGTGCTAGAGCAGCGGAGGTAAGCGGGTGGAAGCTTGATGTAGAGAGGTGTGAGTCTGTTATACAGAGGCTAGAGGCAGAGAAGGCTGAGAAAGAGCTACAGCTTAAGGCAGTGATGCCGTGGGTTGACAAGGTTAGTAAGATGAAGAAGCCTGTAGTGTTCTATAAGAAGAACGGAGACCTATCAGCAGCGGCTATGAAGTGGCTAGAGCTACTGGAAGCTAAAGGGCTGCCTGAGACACATGAGGAGACTGTAGAATACGTCACGGGTTCTAAAGAGCCTAACCCTAATGCGACTCAGCAGATTAAGAAGTGGCTATTCTCTCTAGGTTGGAAGCCTGAGACCTTTACCTTTAGTAGACAGACCGATGGCTCTACCAAGAAGACAGAGCAGGTTCGTAAGGAGATAAAAGGCGAGAAGGTGCTGTGTGAGTCTGTTAAGAGGCTATACACCAAAGAACCTCAGCTAGTAGTCCTTGAAGGTCTATCTGTTCTAACACATAGGATACCAGTACTAAAGACGTTCCTAAAGAATGTTGATGATAGTGGGTATATCAAGGCTGAGATTCAAGGTATAACTAACACACTAAGGTTCAAGCATAAGGTGGTAGTAAACCTACCATCAGTAGGCAAACCCTATGGTGAGGAGGTTAGAGGTTGCCTAATAGCTCCAGAGGGTTATGAACTATGTGGCTCTGATATGTCATCCTTAGAGGACAGGACTAAGCAGCACTACATGTGGAACTATGACCCTGAGTATGTTAAGGAGATGCAGACACCAGACTTTGACCCACACCTAGACTTAGCTGTTGTAGCAGGGTTCTTGACAGAGGAGCAGGCTCAAGCCCATAAGGAGGGTACTGAGAAGTTCGGAGCTGAGAGGGCTAAGGCTAAGACAGCTAACTATGCCTGTGTATATGGAGCAGGTGGTGCAACAGTAGCTAGGGGAGCAGGTATGACTAAACAAGAGGGTATCAATCTGGTCGAGAAGTACTGGGAGCGTAACTGGTCTGTTAAGAAGATTGCAGAGGCTCAGAAGACTAAGAGGTGTCTAGACAGCATGTGGCTGTTCAACCCAGTTAGTAAGCTCTGGTACTCGCTTAGGACTGACAAGGACAGGTTCTCAACACTGAACCAAGGTACTGGAGTCTTCTGCTTCGATATGTGGATTTACAACTTCATGAGCAATAGGGCACAGATTACCGGTCAGATGCATGATGAGGTTATACTTACAGTTAAGAAAGGTCACAGGGATGAGGTGACTAAGTTATTAAAGGATGCTATACAGTTAACAAACAAGCAGCTCAAACTAAACAGAGATTTAGACATTGACGTACAGTTTGGTAACAGCTATGCAGAAATACACTAAAACTATTTATATGAAGATATGGGAGACCGAGTTATTTGCACTTAACTTTAAGACAGGTGAACTGGAGGGGGTCATTACAGAGACGTTCTTTGGAGGTGAAACCTTAGTAGAGGCTCAGCAGAATCTAAACAAGTCTAACAAACCCTACCTAAGGCTTACGGGTGACTGGTATAATGGTGGGTCAAAGAGTCCAGAGGTGGATGAGAATTGGCTTGAGGGTAAGATTGATGAGAGTATAGACAGGATTAAGAAGGACTGGGAGGAGAAGGAGATGGACTTTGAGATACACTGGACACCTTTCAAACCTGAGGATGCTGATGATGAGGCTAAACAACGTAAAAATATAGAGAAGTTGGTTACAGAGATGTCTATAGACGACTTTATAGACTGGTTGGATGAGCAAGATAAGGAGTACTTATTAAAGCTATTAAAGACACTAGACAGTATAGGTAACCTTGATGCCTACATTAAAACTATTGAGGGGCACTTAACACACAAGTATGGCGGTAGTAAAGAAAACGATGAGGAAGACCTCAAATAAGAAGACTAAGAGGGGTTATAACAGGCAGACTAATGCTAAGGCGGTCAAGAGTAGCGGTAACATCTTCAAGTCTGGTCTAGAGCTAGAGATGAATGATGAGCTAGTGGCAGCTGGTATTAAGTTCTCATACGAGGGTCAGAAGTTTACAATCGATGAAGGGTTCAAGTACACAGGAATCTCATTCGAGAAGTTTATGAACGGCAAGGGTGATTTTAAGGATAGGGGTAAGAAGACATTTAGAGATGCAATCTACACACCAGACTTCACCAACCCCGTAGCAGAAGACCTGCAGTGGGTTATAGAGACAAAGGGTAGGGTTATGCCAGACTTCTCTAGAACTTGGAGACTGTTCAAGAAGCAGATGAGCAGCCTAGAGCAGGAGGTGCTACTCTTTGTACCTAGGAATAAAAAAGACTGTAAGAAGGTAATTGAAATTTTAATACAAGAAGGATATGGACAAGAATAAAGCCGTTAGTATAAATGGTATAACAAACAGCCTACACGATGGGGTTGATGATATCTACGAGAGCCTCATGGATGGGGAGTTCAAAGAGGTATCGGTATTGATTGACGCTATGGTAGAGTCTCTAAAACATTTAAAATCAAATCTAATAAAGGATGAAGTTTAAAAAACTAACAGTAGATAACAGGAATCTTATAGCCAAGCTGTACGACCCTACATACAGAGAGAACAATAAGGCTCTCACAAGAGATGAGGTTCAAGACACACTGTCTGAATACTTTAACGTATCCAAGCGTACAATCAGGGTTTGGGCTAACAAGCTAGGGCTCGGTCTAATGGCTTCAAATATAGTCAACCCTGCTAAGATACTTATATACGATATAGAGACCTCTAGAGTGTCCGCTAAGCTGTTCTGGACAGGTAAGACGTACATCAACTACAAGCAGATTAGGGGTGAGCCTACTATAATATCCGTCTCTTGGAAGTGGCTAGGGGAGGACAAGGTTCACCATCTTAAGTGGGACATGAAGACCCACACCGACGAGCAGCTTATGAAGGACTTCTTAAAGGTATACAACACAGCTGATATGGTGGTGGGGTATAACAACAAGAACTTCGACGATAGGTGGATAAATGCTAGGGCTATGAAGTACAACCTATTCGTTAATGTACACGTCAAGTCGTTTGACATTATCAAGCAGTCTAAGAGGCTGTTCAGATTACTGAGCTACTCGATGGCATTCCTAGCAGACTATATAGGGGTCACCCTTAAACAGTCTCATGAAGGTATCCTGATGTGGGATATGATTGAGGATGGTACACCGGAGCAGCAGGCTGAGTATATCCAGAAGATGATAGACTACAACGTGGGTGACATCATCACAACAGAGGAGATATACCTAAAGATTAGGAAGTACATGGGACACGTTGTGCATGTAGGTGCGTTTGAGGGTGGTGAGAAGTATAGCTGTCCACACTGTGGTGGCACTGATGTATCACTCTTCAAGGCTATCAGAACTGCGTCGGGTACACTGCAGTACATTATGAAGTGTAACGTGGATGACGTTCAGTTCAAGATATCTCACAGGGAGTACAACAGGTATCTCCAAGACCTAATAGATAACTTTAATAACCCACAGGATGAGTAGATATAAAGAATGGCTGTACGAGAGGTGCGGCACTAAGAGGTACTTAGACAGCAGCTCTAAGACCATCTTCATGCCAGATTCTGTAGACCCCACAGACTACGCCCAAGTCATTAGAGATTTAGTGAGCGAGGGTTGGGTAGTTAGAGTAGAGGAGTAATAAACTAATATAAATTTAATATAATATGAGAGTACTAAAGAAATTAAAAGAGGATAGGTTACTGTTCTTTGACATCGAGACTGCGTCAGTAGTTCCTAAGCTAAAGCTAGACACACCATTGTTTGATAGCTGGGCTTACAAGGTAAACAAGGGTGGTGAGATGACTAACGATGAGATTATAGAGTCGTACTCTATTAAGTCTGGTCTGTATCCAGAGTTTGCTAAGGTCATATCCATTGTGGTGGGTAAGATTGTCAAGGGTAAGATACACCTGATAACTCTAGACCATGATAGTGAGAAGGAGTTACTGCACGGGTTTAATGAGATACTGGAGAGGAATCTTAAGTGTAACCTAGTGGGCTTTGTAAACCACAGCTTCGATACACCTTTCATCTACAAGCGTATGGTCATCAACAAGATTATACCTCACGACAAGGTAGACTCCTCAGGATTAAAGCCTTGGGATATAGTAGACACCGACCTAGCATTAGAGTGGAAGGGTAATAGCTTTGAGAGGGCGTCACTCCTTAACGTAGCTACAGCTTTTGGTCTACCATCCCCAAAGGATGATGTAGCAGGTGCTGAAGTAGGTAGGGTATACTGGGCTCAAGGTAAAAAGGGTCTAGCTAGAATATCTGAGTACTGCAGGAAGGATGTGGTTACCACTATAAACGTATTCAAGTGTATGAGGATAGAAGAGCCTCTAGAGGCTGCAGAGCCTACGGCTAAGGAAGAGGTTGTAGAGGACACGCTGTTCACAAAGCTGCTTAACGGTGGTAAGTATGGTGCAGCAGAGAAGAAGGAGCTTAAGGCTCTATTAGACGGCATGGACAAGGATGAGAAGGATAAAGCTATAGTAGTCCTTACAGCTATGATATCTACAGCTAAGAATAAGAAGACTAAGATTACTAAGGCACATCTAAAGGCGTTAATATAATGAGTAAGAAACAATTGATACTACCAAGGACTGACGAGAATGGAGACTACTACATCTCCTACTCGCAGTTGAGTAAGTGGAAACGTAGTAAGCGTGACTACATGAGGAACTACTTCTTCGGTGAGAAGGATGACAACGCAGCACTGCAGCTCTACGGAGACTTTGGTACTAAGGTTGGTGAGTCTTATGAGAACAACGACTTCTCAGTGTGGGAGGATGATGAGGCAGAGTTCCTTCAGACCCTACCAAGCCTAGATGAGTTTGAGAGGGTGATACAACTTAAGATGGACGGGTTCTATGTACTTGGTTATATAGATACTAATACTGCACCCACAGCTGGGGAGGTTGTTGAGTACGTTAAGGAGCTAGCAGACTACAAGACTGGTGATATCGAGAAGAGGTCTCCAGAGTATGAATCAGAGGACTACTGGCAGGTTGACATCTACGCTGCAGCCTTAGCCCAAGAGTATGGTAAGTATCCAGAGAAGGGCTCTGTGGTGCTTATAGGACGCTCTGGCAACGCCTTTGCAGGTGAGGATTTAAACCTTACACTTGAGGCTGCAGTTATTGATAGACCAATATCAAAGGAGAGGTGTGATGATGTACTAGCACAGGTTCAAGAGGTGGCTGAGGAGATTTCAGCGTACTACACAGCGTACTTAAAACTAATAGGATTAATATGAGCAGAACAAAGAGGATTAAACCAGATTCACCATCGAAGCAGCTAAGGAATGTATTCTTCGCACTGTTTGATAAGGACAGCGAGGACTTCGACACCTTCGATGAGTACTACGACAGTAAGATGCATAAGCTGATTAAGCACTACAAGAAACTAATCTAACTATGAAATTTAAGGCACGTATATTATTTGTATCTTTGTATAAGAGAGTCATCTTCGTGTTTTAAGTTTATTAAAATAAGTACCTCCTAAGAAATTAGGGGGTATTTTTATCACCTAAATATAATAACATGAGAGGAAGTTTAATAATAACAGTAGGAATAAGTAGCTCAGGTAAGTCTACTTGGGCTCATGAGAAGTGGATTAAGAACCCAGACCTTTACACCATAGTTAACAGGGACAAGATAAGAGAGCTCCTGTTTGGGTATACAGAGACCTCTGTAGATAAATACTACACCAGATTAGACCTTAAAACCCTTGAGGGGCAGGTCACCCAGTACGAGGAGACACTAATCAGTGAGGGGCTCGATATGGGCAAGAAAGTCATCATAGACGCTACTAACTTGACATACAAGTACTTAAAGAATTACAGGTACTGGAACGTACCCTCTGAGGTTGTCGTATTTGAAATTGAACTGGACAAAGCTCTGAATAGAGATATCTCACGCAGTAGGATGGTTGGTGAGTCAGTAATTACTAGGCAGTACAACAGATTTATTGCACTTATGCAGCAGCTCCTTAAAGAACCTATAGACTTTACGCCTGTAGAGCTTATACAGAACGTAGATAACGATAGGTGCTTCATATCAGAGAATCCTGTCAGTATAGCCTATAACGGTATCCTTACATACGATGATTTGTACACTAAGTCTAAGGGAGACTGTAGACCTGACTGGGCTGTTAAAGAGCAGGTCTGGAGAAAGGTCGCTGAGGACAACTACATAGTAGGAGTATTCGATGAT